ATAGAAAAAAGAGGACGATCACTCGCCCTCTGAATTATTAATCTTTTTGTCTGCCACTTCCAAACCTTTTATCAGGATGTTTGGTACATTAAATCCAGCCTCGACAAAGTTTTCGCAAATAGACCGGATCTCATTTACCAGAAGGGAAGCCAGTACAAACCATCCCAGGAGCGTTGTAATCTGTAAATCAATATGCAGCACCGTTCCGATCTCGATAAATACTGCACTTGCCCCGAAGGCTACTGCAATCATCAGCCAGTATCCCAGTTTTTTCAGCACGCCTTTCCATCCGGCCATAGAGTTTTCTTTGTGCATCATGCGGCTTTTCATCCAGCCTGTGAGCCAGTCCGCCACATTAAATCCTAAAAACAGTGCAAAGAGAAGCCAGTGCTCTCCAAAGATATATGTAAGTACCGCCACTACGGATCCTACCAAAGCATTATAAGTATCAATCACTTTCATATTTTTTCCTTTCTCGGCATTGTGCCGGCGCAAATTTAAGTATTAAAAAAAGACCTCTACGGTCTGTCTCTGATCGCCATATTATATCTCCTGTAAGTGCGTTAAATGTCTCTTTAGTTGATTACGCACTGTCTGTCGGTAATCTTTTCAGATTGTTGAGATTTTAATTGCTCTTTGCTGCTTCAGGAACATCTAACAAAAATCTATTCGCAAGCGCTTTTGCGCCAAGTGCGACAGGATGAACGTTGTCAGAAGAAATCATATCTGCATACCATGAAGAGCCAACTGTTTCACCATTTACAGCCTTTGCAAAATCAATATATCTGTATGTGTTTTCTTTGATATATGCGTTTTTATAACTGTTATCTACTCTAGGAGTACATGGAATTGTAGCGAGTACAAGTTCAATATCATTTTCAGTGCAGAAAGATTTAACTTCATTTACACAAGCAAGCCATGTCTGATTTATTTTTCCATTGTCTGCATCATTCATGCCTAATGCCCACACAACGATTTTAGGCTTGCCGATTTGCATAATTTCTCTGAATGCCAAAATCTCATTTGAAGATGTTGCACCACTAAAACCACACATTAGTAAATCTTTATATCCGTATTGCATTAACTGATATGTCCATCTGTTAGGGTCACCTAGAGAAATGTAACTATCCCCAAATAGCCAAATATCAGAAAACATATCTGTAAGATTGTAACTATAAACGACATCAATAAGATTTTGACCGCCAAAAGCAAATACAGAACCATTGCACCCAGCCATTGGAACATTGGTTTGTGTAAAATCTCCACCGACCGACATTACTGTAACAACGGCTCTTAAATTCTCAACATTTCCAACAGTTATAACAACGTCAATAAAATCGGAAATAGTCAATCCGTGAGCATACTGCCCCATCTGAACGGCTTTTTTTTCCCTTTGTACAAATTTCTTTTTATTAACAAACAGG